CACAAAGTCAATCGCCACCAAACAGATTTGGGGTGAATAGAGGGAAAGGATCTAGTCGGACATCCGTTATCTACGGCCTCCTGAGCGGTAACTCCCGGTTCTTCCGGTATGCAATACTCAGGTCAAAGGCTAGACTACGGTCCTAGTATCTGATCCTGAACAGGGGGAGGTCTCCCAACGACACCATTCGTAATGAACGGAATCGTTAGGGGATCCCTCCCCATGTTCCCCTTTTCTCCACCTCCAAACTTGTTTATGGAGTGGAAGCGATGACTATCAGCAAATGAAGTGAGGAGTGTTTAGCCCCTTCCACTTCTAGAGAGTGTTTACTCTCATCGTCTGCTGACAGCAATTTCTTTTCGTAAGAAATTTAGCAAGATTGGTTCTCAGAGTTCAAGCCCTCCTGGCAAGCCAGGGAACTCGAAGATGAACCAACACTCTCAACATCGCCGGATTCATCCTTCCAATCAGAGTCCTCTAATCCCTCAAAGAGGGGAGAGAGATCCGATAGGAAGTCCAGCTCACGGTTCGGGATGGAATATTCCTTCCCGAACCGGAGATGTTGAGGTTGTTGGTTCAGTTCTTCAAACCAATCTGCAAAACCCTCTGTTATTTCATCCGTCTTGTACTGATCGGACTCGGCCATCAAGGCCCGAGTATCCCCGAATAATAGATCGAACTCCTCCTGGTACGATTTCCATTCTTCGAAATCGTCCAGCGCGCCACCAATATACTCCACAGTCGATACCTCCTTCGAGATAAATTGAATCATCAGCTCTAAAGCAAAGATTCGACTACACTCAAGGAGATAGTTGGCCTTGTTCTTCTGAACAAACCGGTACTCTACTTCCATGAAATCGAGTTCAGGAAATTGCAGCAAGTTAAACTTGCCTTCGTGCAATATCTTATGAACCAGATCTCGGAAATAGGGTCGCCGGTCAGGAGAAGAACAACGGTCTCGGAATTGATTCAATTCCTTGTGACTGAGGTCAGGGCAATCATCCCCCTCCGGACCCTCAAAATTTGAGAGGAAGGGAGAGAGATGTTCCTGAAGAGTTGTGTAACCATCCATATTGCCTTCGAGTTTGATGGAGTTCGCACCCCGGATTACCGGGATGGGAACCGCATCAAAACTCACCCCTGGAATCTTTTTAACTTTCCAGAAGGGTCGAAGGAGGTCATGGAGGTACACAGCCTTATGGAGGCGCGCATCGAACTTGATCCCAGTGGTTTTCGTCGTATCTACCAGAGCGAGACCCCCCCGCTTCTTTCCTACAAGGAGAGATCGGGGAGTTTTCTTCAACTCTGGGAGATTTCGTTTCAGGAATTCATAGTGAACCCAGTCTTCTGTACCCCAATAAAATTGGGTCTCCTCAAAACAATATCCCAGGGTAGTCCCCACTCGGGTTTGGCATGAAGCCTTACCTGTGTGGAGAACTTTACCATTGAAGAATAGTTGAGAGTTGATTGTACAGAATTCTGAGTCGATAAAGTTCTTACCCAGTGAAAGGGATAGTCCCACCTGAGGAGCCATGTGTGTCCATCTTTCGATGGCAGACATAGGTCCCTTGGCGACGACATCATCCCCATTCACCAAGTAAGAATTTTTATCGAAACCACAATATTCCATGAGACAATCATTGTGAAAACACAGAAAAGGGAAGCTGATTAGGCTTCCCATCAGCTGACCAGAAGTTTGGGTAAATTCTCCAAGCTTCGGATAAACTATCTTATGCGGTGACAGCTCCCATTCAAGGTATCTTCGAGTAGGTTCATGATGAACGTGCTTGAGGATACCCCTCATGAGAGCCTGAGTCACCGACATAGGAAAGTTATCGGTCGCAGCTGTGTAATCACCTGATAACCAGGGATCGTTCGGATCAGAGATACGATCTATTAGTTGAATCCGATTTTCGATTCGATAAATCCACGGGAGAGTTTCCAGGTCAAAACTTTCTAAGATTTTGACCCCGTCTGTTAAACAGAACTGAGGATCCTCTCCCAAACATTGCCAGAGTGCCTTCTGAAAGGGCTGTAAAGCCTTCGTTTCAGCTTCGGCAGCTGTAATCATCCGAACCTTTAAAGGCTCGGGTAAAGCAACTGCTTTCACTCTGGGGGGATGGGCTGGGGGGTAATCAGGGAATTGAAGTTCAAGAGAATAGTCGAAATCGTCTGTTAGAAGTTCAGTGTCAGAAACTGACACGTCATACTCAAACAAACGATCCGATTTCTCCGCTTGAATCCTTTTCCGTGATACCACCTGTGACCAAATACCCCGAATGTTTCTTTTGTGGTAATCGAATCTTTCGAAGATCTCGTCGATAATAATCCAACCTAACTGTTCATGGTTGGACACAATTGTGTCCGACTGGAAAGGGTTGTCCATATTATAGCACCTATCAAAAGGTACCATATTGGACCACCCCTTCTGCAGCGTACCATACTTTTTCTCCCATCTGGGAGTCATAGCATGGTAGGCTGCGGAAGCAGCTACGTCGTACTTCCTAATTGGCTCTCCCCTCCGTAATAGCAGGGGCATGGTAATCCGCCTCCAAACGGCCATTGGTTCTTCTACAATAGATGAACCATTAGCCTGGAGACTAGAACCAAATTGACAATTGGAAGTCAGGATGATAATCGGCGAAGTGAAACGGGTCCCCTTCTCATTGAGTGATGCCATAGGCAAGATTAACTCATTGACGGAGACCAGATTTTCGAATTCAACAAGATCATGCCGATCAGAATGGTTTTGTCCAAAATCATCAAGCACAACAATGGGTTGGTTTTTATAACCGTCCCAATGCTTTGTGCCGCAGGAGCGAGAATAGGAGAGCATTGTTCCAGATAAATCTGGGAACAAGGTATGTCCAAGAAATCGAATCAATGACTGTGTCAAAGTAGTTTTCCCCGAACCGGGTGGCCCAAAAAGGCCAACCACGTAGGGTTCTACTCGACAAGTGCCATCGATCGATCTCAAAGGATTTCCTTGATTCAAAACAAGGTTCTTCTGTTTCTGCAACTGCTTGAGATTTCCCCCCATTGAACGCCCCTGTTCGAAACAGGCTCGATAATTAGGAAGAGAGGTGGCTGTCGGATTGTAATATTTCAACATCCGACGACCAATCTTCTCCCCATATTGCTCTAGCTTGTCAAGATAATCCTGAGGAACTGTAATACAGCTCTCAGGAGGGCGACAAAGGGAATCTCTGTGCTTGATATAAGCTTCCTCTATCATATCCTTCCCAACCGGGGCACATAGTGCCTTAGATTGGATTAGATTGAAATAGAACTGCACACGGCGGTCCTTATGGGACCGGAATAGGTTGTCAAGTTTCGCCTGTACTTCCTCCGGAAAGATTGGAAAGGTTTCCCCTAAGGGGAGAACCTGATCCATCTTCACGGAGAAAAGGGAGCAGAGCGAATTCTTGATCAACTTTACATAATCCTTATCCTTCAAATTGGAGGGTAGGACATGTAGGTAGTGCAGCAAGAGATGGAAGCGGCGATGCTTTGTAG